AATCATGGAGAGAAATAACAAAAGAATTCACAAAACAAATGTCACAGAAATTATACACTGAAGCAATCGAGAAAAAAGATATTGAGGCAAGATTGTGATTGTAACAAATATTAAAACATTTAAAAGTGTGTTTCGCGGATTATCAAAGATTTGTGATGAAGTCAAATTCAGATTAGATTCTGATGAATTATACTGTTCATTCCTCAATCGTAGTCATACAATTTTCTGTAGAGCATTTATTAAATGTGTTAATATATGTGATGATGAAAAAAACACAACATTCGTTATAGACTTGTATGAGTTTGAAAAGGTGTTAAAGAACATCAAAAATTCAGGAGAATTATCAATTAAATTATCTGATTCATATATTGATATACTATATAAAAACAATAATCCAAAAAAGAATTATCGTTTAGGACTACTAAATAGTGATGGGGCAGAATCCAGAGAACCTCCAACACTAAATTACGATATGTTAAATATACCATTAGAATTCATTAAGGAATCCCTGAATGATATTAAACTTGTTTCAACAGAATCATGTGTATTTACAATAGATGAAAAATGGTTCTTAATATCAATAAAAGAACCAACAATGATGTTAATGGATTACAACAACAGTATAGAATTAGATAATCTGCATGAAAATCAAAAAGCAACATATACTATAAATTTACTTGAATTATTCCTTGAATTTAAAGATATATCATCTGAACTAATGATTGGATTCAAAACAGACTATCCATTAAAATTGGTTATTTCAAATAATGATGCATTAATTGAAGGGGTAGTAGCACCAAGGCTTGAAGAAGATGAAGATGAGTGATAAACATGAAAGTATTATTAATCACAGGTGAAAGCGGAGTGGGTAAAACCACATTCGCAAAACACCTAAAAGAGAATTATAATTATAATATAGTTCACAGTTACACAACAAGACCAAAAAGAGATGAACAAGATAATGACCACATATTCATATCAAAAGATAAGGCTTATGAAATGATGAATAATGAGGAAATTGTAGCACATACACAAATAAATAAAGAACATTACTTCACAACAGTCTTTGATTTTAAATTAGATCGTCCTAATGCATATATTGTTGATGCAAAAGGGGTTAAAGATGTTAAAAAAAATTGTCCAGAATGGGACATTACAGTATTAAAAGTAATAACTAATGAAAATCATGTTTCAAAAGATAGGTTAAAAAGAGACATAGCAATTCCTGAAGATCATGAATGTGATTTGATATTAGAAAGAAAAGTTATCCACAAATATTATCTCACAAAAAAGAATGTCCGAGTCCCTAAACCAAATTGGGTTGATGTATTATGAATAGTAAACATATAAAAGACGCATATTTAAAATTAGTTGAACATGTATTGATAAATGGTGACATTATCGATGATGAAAGAGGCAGTACAACAATTGAATGCACAAACCTTCAAATGCATATTAAAAACCCTAATGGAGGAATATTATACAATCCATTAGCAAAAGAAAATATACCAAAAGGTTGTGTGTGGAATGAAGAAAGAATCAGAAAATATAGTGAACAATTAATGAATCCAAAAAACAAAGGATTCATATACACATATGGTGAAAGACTACGAAATAATCAAGGTATAGATCAAATAACTAAATTAATTTCAAGATTAAATAATTGTAAGAACACTCGTAGAGCCACAGCAGTTACATGGAAACCAGAAATTGATTTTGAAGAAGAAGATGTCCCATGCCTAATATTGTTAGATTTCAAAATTCGTGGTGGGAAATTACATGTAACAGGTGTTTGGAGGAGTCATGACATCTTTGGTGCATATTTCGCAAATGTTCATGGAATATGGAATCTTATGAGATATGTAGCTATGGAAACACAAACAAAAGTGGGAAGTTTAACAACACACAGTATATCTGCACACATATATGAGCATGATTTAGAAGCTGCTAAAAAATTAATAGAATTAAATAAAAAAGGAATAAGGTGGTTTTAAATTTATGCATATTACTGATTACATTACTATTTGTCTTTTATTAGTTTTTATAATTATTCTTTTTTGTGCAGGATATTATACTTTGAGTTTAAAAATACATGTGGCAAATACATTGGGATTACATGGAATGGATTACTGGTGGTTCTTATTACATTAAAAAAAGGAGGTATTTAATATGAATGATTATGAATCAGTTAAAAAATCATTAATAAAAAGATACAATATTAGAGAAGCAGAATTTTCAGATTCAGACAATATTAATGGGTACATATACCATATCGGATTAAAAAAAATAGTATTCCCTCACACATTAATAAAACTATGTGGGAATGATAAATGGGTTGAATTTGTGAATTTAATAACAAAATATGATACAATGGAAAATTCGGAGAATTATGTAGTATATATTCAGGATTTGTTATTTGTATTTGATGATTTAGATGTATTAAATGAAAAATTGGGGTTGTAGAATGAACAGATTTAATGAAGAGATTTGGTCTATTCAAAACACAATGTCATATTATACAGATATTTTACATAAACATGAAGATTCATTGACTGAAGAGCAAAGACAATCAATAGTTGAAAAGATTAAGGATTTGCAGACTGAAGTGAATAATAGATTAAACATATCAAATGATTTATGATGCTCAATGGAATGTGTAAATATGAATAAATGCACTTGTGGGTTGTTAGACCCTAAACAGATAAGATATAAGAGGTTTTTGTTGGAGATAATAAATGAAAAAAGCAATAGATGAATATGGTGATGAATACTACTGGAAAAATATTATTTTGAAATTAAGATGTGAATCATACAGTAAGAAAAATCTTGAAGGAATTGAAAAAACTATTATGGAAATTTTAAATGATAAAGCTTTTGATGGTTATTGTTGGTTTGAGGAAATAGAATGATATGTAAAAAATTGTATACGATTATTGATGGTAAATTAAAAGAAATTCAACTGTTTGTTAATGCTGATGTCGGTAACATAACACTTGAATGTATGTCAAAAGAAGATTATGAAAATATTGATGACATAGCAGGACATGAAGTTTGTACCGATGAACTGATATTTTTACAACCATGGTATGATGATACAGAAGACTTGAAAGAAAGATTTGGTGAAATATAGGGGGGGCTTTACTGTAGATTGGATAATAACGATTTTGATGGTTATTGGACAGAATGGGGAGTAAGAGCAGATAGCATACATGAAAGAGATATCATTTGCGATTTTGGTTTAGACACAGACAAGGAAAGGTGTAAAAAACTGTTAGAAGATTATGGTTTTATCCTTGAAGATACAGAAGATGAAGATGGTTTTTGGATAACTGGGGTGAAAGAATGAAAGTAAAAGAAATAATTGAAATATTACAGAAACATAGTCCTAATCGAGAAATAATATTCTTAAGCGGTAACAAGATATATACAGTTAAATCTGACGACCCAGACCAAATAATTACAGTATTTACACAAAAATACTTAGATAATATAGCTGTCATGCATCTTAAAAGAGAATTATGACAGAAAAATGGGAAGTTGAATAAAATGAAGGTAGGAAGACTAATTGAACTATTACAAAAAGTATCTCCTGATGCTGAAGTAATGTATAAATTCACAACAGATGACTATACATACCAATCAAATATAACCATATTAGAACTTGAAGGTCTTGAAACTTATAACATACATGATGTTTTAAAAAAACGTGGTGATGAGGAATACTGCACACTGTTAATAAAAAAGAATCCTTATCAATATAATCCTAAAAGAGTGAGGAATTAAATGATTAGTTACAGTCATGAATTAGAAGAGGATGAAATGAGGTATAACACACTATCTGAATATGATGAGGAAATAAAAAGGATAGATGAAATATTAGATAATTTTAAAGAATACATTAACAATTACCCTCAAGAAATGGGAGTCAAACCGACATATATTTCTATGAAATATCTTCGTGAGGAATTAAAAAAAGAAAGATATGAATTAAAATGAAAGGCGAGAATTGGATGGGGTTAGTATAAGTATGTGTGGTGAAGAAAAATATATTTGTTGTTTTAGTGGTGGGAAAGATAGTACAGCTATGTTAATACATATATTAAAAAATAAATTACCATTAGATGAAATCTTATATGTTGATGTAGGTGACTGGATGTGGGAATATGCAAATACTCATATTAAATTGGTAGAGTCTAAATTAAATGTTAATATAACTGTGTTAGATGCTACTGATGAATTAGATAAAGGTTTTAAGAAATGGGGATTTCCAGGCTTTTTTAATCGTTGGTGTACTGGTGTAAAAAGAGTAATGATGAGAGATTATTTAAAAGAAAAGTATCCTGAAGAAGAGATTACACAATATATCGGGTACTGTAGTGATGAAGAAAAAAGAACATCTAAAAAATTATATGCCAGTTATAAAACAACATATCCATTGGTAGAGGCAAAAATTACAACTGAAGAAGCTTTACAAATGTGTTATGATAATGGTTTTGATTTTGAAGGAGTATACGAACATCATTCTCATTTTAATTGTTGGTTATGTCCACTACAGAGGAAATCTGAATTGAAATGGATTTTTGAGAATGATGAAAATAAATGGAATATCCTACGAGAAATGCAACATAAATGTCCGGGGACATTTCGTCCAAATGAAACTATTTTTGATGTGGAAAAAAGTTTTTGGAAGAAAAATCGTAAGAAATTAGAAGATGAAATGAAGAAAAAACGTATAAAAATAACATAACTTATAAAAAAAATAAAATGGGAGAAATTACAATGATAATAGAATGTAAGAAAAGAGCAGAAGGTTACAAACCAGTTAAAGGAAATGAGGAAGAAATTATAAATCATCTATTAAACCATTATGGGGAATGTTATGTGGAAAAATATAATGAAGAAGTTTCTTTTCATATTCCCAATAAATCATTTTTTGTTAATGATGAAACTACTTTTTTTAAGTGTGGAAAAGATGGGGAGATACATACTGTAAAGGACAAATATAAGTTTAAGAATTATGTTGCAGTACCATTTGATGCAAGTGATAAGGATATGTTGAGAATATTCCAAGCTCCAAATTTTGTGAGTTTTAAAAGAAAGCATATAGTAGCACCATCACTTAAAGAGTGGGGTTTAACGACTACAACTAAATTATTTACAGTAATATACAGAGATATTCTTATCTTTGATGAAGATGGGAAAATTGTGGATTGTTTGATGAATGGACAGAATAAACCGTATGAATGTCTTTTAGCATGTAATGATTATATAGTAGAACAAGATGATTAGATAACACATTAAAAGAAAAGATAAAATGAAAAGTGTACATTTAAACATACATGATGACCTGCATCAGTACCTCTTAAAAGTTAAGGAGGAAGCAGGTAAAACAGATTACAATATCACCATATCTGATATTATTCGTGCAAGTATAGTATACTTCCTCACAGACCTGAATCTTTATACAAGTTCGGATAAAGATGCATTACTGTTAATACAAGCACAAAACAGTTTATACAATGAACACATGTATAATGAGTTAAATCGTTTACCATTCAAATAAAAATGAGGACATAAATATATTAAAAGAGAAGATAAAATGATATTCGGCGATTTAAATTTAGGAATTGATGAATTCTTTGTAGGGATGACAGGGAATATTGACTCCGCGAAGATTTTTATGATACAATATAATAAGGAGAAAAATAATACTCGAGAAATACTTGATTTTATTAATAAAGAGTATGTCGAAGAGTATTCTTATGATGTGTTACTACCACATTATGAAAGGACATATAATAAGGGACATGTTTCAGGTTTGAATATACTTTTCACTGAGGAGTTTATTAATAATCCTGATGTAAAATTATGTTTTAATGAAACGGAACCTTTTACATTAAAACATAATGATTATTTGATGTTTGTGATTTCTGAGGATAATAAGTTATATGTTAGTACTGTTATGGAAATTGAAGCAGAATTTATGTTTAATAATTGGATTGTGGGAGAATTATGCTCATTCTTGAAAGACTAAAAGAGAGGAGTGAGTCATAATATTAGTAAGTTTCTTAAGGAGTAAGTGTTTTTTATGGTAATAATTTGTAAAAAAAAATCAAAAGAATATAAACCGATCAGAGGGAATGAGTTGGAAATTATCGCAAAATTAATGGAAAGTAAATATTATGATGAATCAGAAGTCGCTTTTAAAGATGATGATGTATATTTCACAATAACAAACGAATATGGTGAAGAAGAAAATTTTAAAAACTTTAAAGATGCCTATTTTAGGATTGAAGAAAATGGGGAAGTAATTTTTAAGTATAATAATCCAGGCTCATTAGAATATATTGCAGTAATATTCGACATATGTAAAATTGATTCAGTATATGCTCATTGGTTGCTTTTAACCCCAAATATCAAATCAATACGAAGACTTCAAACAATCCCTATAACATGGGAATTACAACTACATAATTCATACTTTGCAAACAACCAAGTCCTTACAATGTCCTCTGGTGACATATTAATATTTAATAGGGAATCAAGAAAAATCCATACAGTATTAGAAAGAATAGATGAAGATGTAGAAGAAACTTTGCGAAAAAACGATTATATAATTATTGAAAAGGAGTAGAAAATTATGACAATTGTAGGAAATAAATACTGGGAAGAAAATGGTGACACAATAATAGAACCATTCGAACCTGATCACATACAACCTAATGGAATAGATTTAAGATTAGCAAATAAATTAATAGATTACAATAACCTTGGAAAGATAGATTCCAAAAACAAGATACCCCATGGGAAAACATTAACTTGCCAAAAAAATAGTGGTTTTGTACTTAAACCACATAGTTTCTATCTCGGAACTACATATGAAGAAATATCTATACCTCCAAGTTATGTTGGGAAAGTTGAAGGTCGTTCAAGTGTTGGTAGATTGGGAGTTACTGTTCATGTAACTGCTGGATTTATTGATACTGGTTTTAAAGGTCATGTGACTTTGGAACTTGCAAATTTATCAAATAATGAAGTTGTAGTTTATCCTATGCAAAGGGTTTGTCAATTAGTATTTGAAGACTGTATTTGTACAGATAAACTATATAATGGGAAGTATCAAGACCAAATCATGCCTCAACCGAGTTTGATAAATTTGGATAAGGATTAATTACTTTAATATCCTTTTTTTCTTTTTTTCTTTTACTAATCTCCTGAAAAAAATTATTTTAGGAGTTGAATGTAAATATGTCTAAAATTAAGAATGTAGTGATTGATTATCGTGAAGGAAGTCGTGTTTCCTCTGCTAAAAGCTTTTTCGAGGATTATAATGTAATCACTACAACTTTGCAACATGGTGATTTTTTATTTCAAAATGATACTGATAATATGAATGTATTATTTGAGTATAAGACTGGTAATGATTTTTTAACAAGTATTAATAATAAACATATATTTAATCAGACAGTTAGAGCTTGTCAGAATTATAAATATCAGTTTATTATTGTGCAGGTTCATGACATGAAATCTTTGATTGATAGATTTTTTTATCAATCTGGTGTTGATATGAGTATAGAACAGGTTAATGGTGCAGTTGCTTCATTAAATACTATTTCTACAGTATTATTTGCTGATACATTATATGATTCTTTTGATTTAATGTATCGTCAAGCAACAAAGGTTTTTGAGGATAAGCCATTGACTTATAAGTTTCAGAAGAAGAGTATGAATCCAGCATTGAATTTTTTGCATGGAGTTCATGGTATTGATAAGCAGGTGGAAGTGATTGTTGATAAATTTAACTTGTATTCATTATATGATTTATTTAATTTAACAGAAAATGACTTAAAAACAGTACCTAATATAGGTGAAGCTAAAGCAAAAAACATATATAAAGCAATACATGGAGAATAATTAAATGAAGCATAAAGAAAATCGCATACAATACTTAATAGATAAATATGGTGAAACCAAAATTGCACCATACGAATGCTTATCAAAAGACTCACGAGCAAAAATAAACCAACAATACTACAAAAACAACATACAAAAAAATAGAGTACAACAAATACTAAATGAAACAAATACTACAAAACAGATAGAAACAGAAGTACACGAATTAATACAAAAAACAGAATTAAAACAATTATGTCCAAAATGTAAAGAAGAACAAATCATATCTACAATAATACTATTCATAATAAGAACATACAACAATAATTTCATTGAAGAAAGAACAAGAATCTGGAAAAAATACAAACTAAACTGGAAAATATACAGTAGAATAATCGCAAACCTATTAAAAAATATGCGAAAGAACCAACCAATCAAAAAACAAGTTTAAAAAAATAAAAGGGTAGTTAATAAGGTAGAGAATTGGAAACCACTCTACCTTACAATACATATATTTCTACAACAACATATTTAAAGGGTTGAGTTAATAGCCTCTTCAGATAACCATTCCCTTGAACTATTACCTATAGCCTCAACATTATCCACTAATACACAATCCTTCAAACCACTACCTAAACTACGGATCTCCAAAACATCACATTTAATTTCAAGTAAATTCACAGTATTCTTCCAAGCCAAATCATTAGAATAATCTGTAGAACTCATAATATTTAACTTATTAGCATCACTACGATTCATGATTATAAATTCGGATTCGGTCATAAATACTACTTTAGAATCACCGAGTTCTTTCAACCAATTTAATGTGCCTTGGTCATAATCCATATAGGAAGAATCACTATCTTTTAAAAATGATGTCATGGATTGGGGTTGGCTATTATATATTTCATATGTTTCTCCAACTGATATCGGTTCATTATTACTGTCTGCGAAAAGTAGGAAATAACTACATACACAGCCAATAATTGCTACAAGAACAATCAATAAAATTATTATTTTATCTTTTTTATCCATTGTTTTTACACCTCTGGATAATAGATTGGTATAAAGTAGATTATATTTTTTATCATTGCACAAAGTTTTCATAAACTATTTCTTGTGAATCAACCAAATCAAATTTGTTCCTTAAAGAGTTAATCACTAATTGCAAATCCATAACTTCTTCTATCAAACCATATTCTTCATACAATTCATTACATTCTTGTTGTAAATTATCTAATGTTTCTTTTAAACTTTCTTTTGCTTCTGTCATAATTCTCACCCTTTTGTTAAGATTGCAACACTCGGTTGGCTAATTCCTCTCATATAAGATAATTGATTTGACTTACTACGAGTTTCTATATATCCACAATATGCAGGTTTGCTACATCTACTTCCTAAACTGTTTAAAACAGTTACATTATTACCATTCACTGATTTAAGTACTTCATAATGCCCATATTTATTACGGTATAATATGTGACAAAATACTGCTCCATTTGATGCATACTGGTTTAATTTATTCCATCTTGCTGAATCAGAACCTCCTAAATCACTAAAGTTTTTCCAACTAATTTTAATGTTCTGTCCATATTTGCGATTAAACCAAGCTACAGCTGTATTAATACCTTGATGACCTGTACCTGAAGTTGTTGTTCCAGCTACACTTGCTATTGTAGATTCTGATATATGAATGCCAGTTAAACGATAGAATGCTTGTTGTAGACTATTACAAGCACAATAATATGGTGTGCATTGTCCCATACCTGCACATCCTTTATTTGTTAAATAATTATGTAATTTATTATTGTTTGTAGTATTTTGTACTGATGTATTGCCAGTTAAATATACTATTGCGGGACTCACACCATTTTTAACTTCATATGCTGATACTCTGCGACACATATCTACATAAGTATCTTTCATATACTTCTTACCATTTTTATCAATCACATAATTTGGTAAAAAGCTTAAATCTTTGTTATCATGTATGGCACATTCTACAAATTCAGTTATAAGACTGTCTGATTGGTAATTAGTACCTCTTTCTTTAATCACACGAATTATTGTACCGTAATCTGCACTACGGTTCATATATCCATATACATTTCTTGTATTGAATTTTTTATTATTATTAACAAGCCAATAAGCAATTCTATTACAAATATTACTATAATTTGTATAGTTTATAGATTCTCTATCCATTTTTATCACTTCCTTTTAATAGGCATTTGTTGTTGCGATAGTAGCAACATTTTTCTACTTCTTCGTTTTTATCATGTTTACATTCATGGTCGCATTTTAAATTATTCATGGTTTTTTCTCTCTTTTTTATTTTTTTTCGTAGGTTTATTATTCAAACATACTGCAAGTTGAGGATTGTATTAAATATGGTTTTAAAGATTCAGATACTTGGATTAATCCAACTGGATATTCTGCAACTAATACAGTAGTTGATGGTGTCTTTACAAGCACCAGTACCAGTAATAGAGGAGATAGTATACTTCAATTAGACCTTACTGGGGATTTCATAATCACATATGATGCAGAATGGCAAGCATCAACAAGATGTGGTGTTGGAGCAAAAGACACTACTCGTACATACCATTTCGATAGTGGAACAGACACTAACTTCAAAACTCAAAAATACATCTACTGGGACGGCACTAAAGAAACAGAAATCCACTATTCTGAATCTACTCAAACTACTTACTGCCCATGTAAAATTATTAAAAGTGATGGACATTTAAAAGGATATATGAATGATAAATTAGTTTGTGATTTGTCATATTCTTGGATAAGTCAGTGTACGGTTTGGAATTTCCATACAACAATTTGGAATCCCTCAACTATTAAAATCAAGAACTTGAAGATTAAACCTTATTCAGAATAATGTTTGATTTTAAGGTTTTTAACCTTCTGAATCCTATTTTTGTTCGTGTAAAAACAGAAATATTGAGTATCACAAGTTTTACCTTGATGTTTGTTTAATATTAATTCACCATTTTGGTACAATTTGACATTATTGGGTTCTACAATGAACTTCAAGTGGTCATTAGGGTTAATATCTCGTGTTATGTCTGCTTCAGTTTTACTTGAGCTTGTGCTTGAAGGATATGTACTGATTATGAATTTGTTTGCTCCACTATCCCAATGACTCCCATACCAACAAGTATCTCCAGAATATTTGGTATCTGGCCATAGTTCTAAAGCCATTTTTTGGTTTCCTCCTCCATCTACCCAGTCGAATTCGATAGTGTATGGTGGAGTGAAGTATTTGCTTGGTAATCTATATTGTTGTTCGGAATTACTGTTTGTACTAAATTTAGTACCCTCTGAATCAATATTTACAATAATGTCGCTTGTTCTAACCCATCTGTCGGATTCACTGGTCATAGTATCATAAACTAAACAATCTTCCACGCTTAGTATGTTTGAATAATAAACATTCGTTCCATATAAGTATTTGACTTTCACATTTACATCACCAGCACCATTACAATTATAATTAAATACTGCATTACCAGTATTATCAGTAGTAACACTATCTTCAACCTCTGCATCATTCAATAATACAGTTAAAGCAGTATTCTTAAGATTAGATGATAAGGTGATTGGTAAATCATCACCAACCTCACCAATCAAAGTAGATGCACTAATGCTGATTTCTGGAGTAACTTGTTCTTCAACCCATGTGAGAGTTAATGATGAAGCAGTTGCAGTAGTATAAGTAGAAGTTCCTTTATACGATGGAGTAACAGTTAAAACAGTTGGAGTTTGTTTAGTGAATGTTTTAACAGCAGCACCATTGGAAACATCTACTAACACTCCATCTCCAAAGTCTACTTGACCTTCATTAACATTAACACCATCAGATTTAACAGTAGCAGTTAAAGTAACTGTTTCACCAACAGTAACACTTGTTTTATCTACTGTACAAGTTAAAACAGTATCCTTCTTCCTTATTGTAATTTGAATATCCACATTTTTCGGAGTATTATATTTATTCCAATCTAAATCAGGATATAAACTCCAACCACTTGTCCCCACAGTATCCTCAACACTTGAGAAACTCCAAGCACCATTAGCTCCAGTTATTGCTTTAACTTGACCTGCACCATCAATAATTTTAACATTACCTAACGGAGAACCAGTACTCGTTTCCAAAGTACCAGATATAGTAACAGTTTCACCAACATAAACATTCGTACTACTTGCACTACCAACAAAAGATACTGGTATCTTAGATACTTGTACAGACACAGATTGGCTACATTCATTATATGCTGGTGAACCACCATATATAAAATCAAGAGTTAAATTTAATGATGCTTTGACAGTATCTGAAAATTCGCCTTTATCATTTGTAATGTATCGTTTTTCATTAAACAATACTTCAGCCCCTTTAACTAATTCGCCATTACTACTTTTTAAAACACCATTGAAGGAAATAATATCATCAATATAATATGAGTCCTTGTCCAGAGTAATGGTTAAATTTGTGTCTAATTTAGTGATGTCTGGAAGTTTTGGTTTATCAACCATTACAGGATTATTAATTTCTAACAAATATCCATCATATAAAAAACTAATAAAATTATAAACCTTAAATGATTCTGGTAAGATACAAAAAGCCAATACAATATTAGTAACCTTATTGACAATAAAAACCCCGGCCATATCCTGTGCCACATTACCGATTTCAACAATTGGGGTGGCAGATGATACTTGGACAGTTAATCCACCATTATCATAACTTTGCATATATAATTCAATTGGTGGATAATTAACACTTTCACGAACCTCTAACCCATCATCATCAGTATAGACCTTCTTTAAAGGAGTGACTTCATTATAATTCAAGGTGTAATCATTATTGATGTTCTTTTTCCAATCACCACTACATCGACTTACGGGGATAAAACACCATTTATTAAAATTATTTCCTTTAACCATTTGTTCAAAACTAAAACACCCTCTTTTATTAATTATCTTCCAAAGATTTCCAATAAGTTTAAATTCTAAATAATCATCAATCATATTAAAAACACTCCTTAATATTGTATTTTCATTTCAACATAATCTATCCTGAATTCACTTACATTATATGATGCTATAGACTTAAGATGACTTTCTTGCGGAATAATGAGTAATGCAAGGTTGTCTGATTCGATTGCATATGCTTGTTCAGCAGTGAATGTGTGTGTAATAGTGAATGGTAAGTATGTGTTCTTGTTTTCTACTCCGAAGTTTCCTTGAGTGGTTTTTTCATCATAAACTATATTATTAATCACATCTTTTAATTGTAATTTTGGGAAATACATGTGTCCTCCAGTTATACCTCCAAATTCTCCGCAGAATACTGTTGCTGTTACTGTACAAGCCTTGTTTGGTCGTGGGAATTTAAACACATTAAAATATATTTGAGCTGGAGTAGTTCTCAAATATGCGGAAACACTACTGTTATGTGTGCAGGTAATTGCAGTTGATGCACTACTATTATTTTCTCTTTTCTGCACTCTTGCAACATTCAATGAATCACTATTATATCCTTTAATTTTATTATTAGTTCCAGCAGCACTTAATGATAAAGGCACACGAGTATGGGTGGTTATTGGTGCTGTTTTACCTGTTATCTTCACAGTATTTGAATATGTTGCTCTATTACTAATGAACTCATTAGTGGATTCTGCGAATTTACATATGAATGTCCCATTCTCTTTAACAGTTAATTTAACCTCACCATTCTCATCAGTTTTATAGGTTGTGCTATTGATTAATAATTCAAAATTTGGTAGAATTTCCCCATGGTTATTTAATGCTGTTACTGTTAAAATATCTCCTTGTAGCACATACTCAGTATTTTGATACGTGCCTCCAGAGAATTGTATATTCCCAATGGTTTTCACCACATTAACAGTATATGATTTTTCGCATGGAGCATAAGTTATATCCCCATTAAAAACTCCTAAAATATTATATTCTCCTTGATTTAATCTTAACGGTATTTTAGCAATTCCTGAATTATCGGTTGTTTTGTAATAATTTTTCCCATTAACGGTAAATACAACACTCCTACCACCCAATAAATTATTTGATGAGTCTTTTAATGTCACACTTAAATAATCTCCAACTTCAACGGTAGTGGATATTGCATCTGATAAAACGGTTAATGTTCGTGGATTAATTGTATAAATAAAAGTACCATAAGTATTCGAGTATGGTCCTGATGTACTGTTTCCTTTACCAATAACTCCTGCAGGAGTTATTTTTAATCTACCATTACCTGTTCCATCGCCTAAGTTTAAATCATTAGTGTAGATGGGTACTGGAGGTCTTAATCTTTCGGGGATTTCATGTTTACCATCATTTGGGAATAATCTGAAATAATATTCACCATCATTCCCATAGTCTGAGCTGTTCCCACTGAATTTGTAAAATTGGACAATTACAATGTTTCCTAATTCATAGATGGCTATATAATTCTGTGTTTTATCTGATTCATCACGATAAATATATGTTGTGGGGATTACTGATGATAAAAAGTTTATTGGTGATTTACCAGCTAATGTTTTAGCATCTACTCCTGATTCATTAACAGATTCAACAATTTCTTCAGTGGATGGTGTTTTACCATCTTCTCCTTTGATTAATGACCAAGTGTATCTTGACGGGTCTTGACTTGTTTCCTGCACATAATCATAATATGTACCCATATATTTTCGATTAGTGCTGTTTTCTGTACTGAAATCTGTTTCACCTTTATCATCATTCGCATATGCAAAATGCACATAACCATCATTTGGTGCTTGAGGAAGACTTGCCCATAATGCAGGGGCAGAATAATTACTCCACACACCATTTATTTTTAATTGTTTACAAACCCATTCATACCCAAAATTATTACGAACTCCTTGAGGATTTTCAAACCATTGACCATCATCATCAGCATCATCATCACTATCGTCCGATCTAACAATTATTGTTTTTGGTGGGGTTTCAGGTTGTGAATTGGAATTTGTTCTACAGAAGATATAATGTACATCATCACCATCTAATGCAGACAAACATAATATATTAACTGCTTGAGTTGAATTATCAGTATACTTAATTAGATTCCTACTCCACAAATATGGTTTCTCATCAGTTGTTGATGGTTTTACTGTACTCCACCCATCTGTTGGTGAATTAACATATTCATTAGATATGGTATATTCTTCATATATGTTCAAAATGCCCTTACTTTCAACTTTAAAATAGAAATATTTATTTACATCAGTAGAATCTAATAGATTATTATCATAATAATATCCAATAAAACTCCCACCTTCTTCATTTAAACCAGTTCCTATATCATCATATGCATATTTGATGTGCATATAGTACATTACATCATTTAATGTGTATGATAATCCATCAACAGGTTTTATCTTCCAAGAATATTTACTAATATCTGTAGAATCTACTACATTACCATCTACATAATATCCAATATATTTTTGAGGTTGTAAGCTTGTTTGACTAATATCTAAAGGATTATTTAATGTACAGTATCTTATATGCATATATAATGGTGAACCATCTTTAGTACCACATAATAATCCCTGACTTGTTTCAACACCACTGTCACCAGTAATACATACTGGTTCAGAGTATTTAACACCATGATTACTTGTTATTTTAGTTCTACTCCAAATATATCTTCCAATAAGATGGGTTGGTGCATCTGTACTCCACCCTTCATCTGATTGGGGAGGTGGAGTTGTTCGTGATTTTGTTTGAATAAACTCAATATCCATATCTAAAATATTTTCCCCACCACCATTATTTGTACAGAATGGTTCAGTTTTAAGTTTAGCCACACCAGTATCAATAACATTCATAATCCACAAATATTTGTCCTTTATATCTGGAGGTAATGTAGTGCTCCACCCACTATCATCTTTAGAAGGTACATCAATATTATTATCTGTTAAAAGATAATATGATTCATAATTCATAGAATTGTAATTAGATTCTAAATTGTCTACATCAATCCTTAATCTCCTAATATCATGATCCATGATTTTAATCCTCCCATTTATATGTTTCTTTTTTATCATATACGGCAGTTTTTCCAAATACTGCTTGTTTAGATTGTGTTATTACTCTTTGTTTTTCATATTCTTCTCTTAATTCAATTACTGGTTCTGGTTTATTCAACCCTATTTTTGTTTGTAATTTTGGAGAATTTCGAACATTATATTCGTGAGTGATACTTTTAACTTGTTTATAATCATTATATGCAGAATTTTCAAATATACAATCTACATAATCACCAACCCTTAAATCTTTTGGACAACCTTTAACAGTTACAGTTAAACTATCACTACGGTCATTTTTAAATTTAGGGTTGCTCCTTGCTTCATAATATGCTTCAAGACCACTAATATCATCACTAATACTCACGACATTGGTGATTTCACCATATTGGGTAACTTTCATTGGATTACGACTTTCAAGATAATTATATATACTATCCTCAGCATTCCTTTCTTTCCTCTTATAAACCACCATTGACCTACTAATGAAATCAGATACTGGAGTATACTCCCAGTTACTAATTGATATAATGTTTCCATCATCACCTTCTTTTATTGTAAATCTTGGTTCAGGAGCTTTCTGTTTATGTGAAACATATAATCTATCATTTCTCCTCATTTGTTGTGGGTATAATCTTAATTCTAAGTCTCCAGAAGACAATATTGTTTCCATTAAACTATTCAATGATTTACCAGTTGCTTCAAGATTAATTGGATTTAAAATATTCCCATTACGAAAGCCAATCCTCCTTAAAATCATTCTACAACTACTATTATCTTCGGTGGAGTCGTTACTCTCCCATAATTTTTCAGAACCAACAACATATTCAAAAGTAATATTTCTCAAATACACTTTAGGGTAATATGTTTCATTAAGTTTGTTGATTATACTTACACTACCAGTAGTAAATACATTATTTAAAATAACTGGTGTGAATCCTCTAAAAGTCTTTAAAGAATCAGATTCGGCAGATGTAAAATCAATATAAATTGGGATTCTCTCAGCATTTTTGTTCTGAGATGTACTGAACTCTATTTTAACCCATGCTTGGAATGGTTTATCTTTATCAAATCCATTGGTTATTGATTTACCACCATTTCCAGCTTTATCTATAGTATTACCTTTATGTTCCTGAACAATCCTTCCACCCCATACTCCAGAAGTATCATTTAACATATTCCCATATTTTTCACCCCATTTATATTGCCTATATGGGAAATTTTGCCATTGTCCATTACTATCTAAATATTGCACAGTACGATGAGCTCTTGATGAATTAGTAGCATATTCCATGATACGGCAGGAAATATTTTTTTCAAATAATCGTGTATAAATCAAATCACTAAATGCCCAACAATCCCCATATCCTTTAGATTGCAAACACCCTAAACTACTGCATGTATCTCCACGAAGTAAATATTTATACTGAAATGCCTCATTGGTTATTGTTGCAAAAATATCGCCAACATTTGCTGTGGTGTTTTCAGTATCGTCTGATGATGTTGAAGTATTTCCAGCATTACTTGCTTCATTTGCACTTGCACTTACGAGTTTTACTCGTCTACATTTAGCTCCAGCTGCTTTATCTCCTCCACAGTATCCACAGTAATCAGCATCACAACCACCTTTTTTCATGCTACAGGTTATTTCTCCTTCATAAACTCCTTTGGGGTTGTCTGTTAATGTTCCACTTTTACCACAATTGGGGCAGTAATTTCTCCATGTTTTAGTGTATCTTTTATATTGTGTTCCATAGCAACAAGCACATGATGGCATATGATTAACCGTAATTGTTTCACCAGTAGTTACACTACTATTATTCTCAGATGCGACATCATATTTAGTCATAGGTTCACCCATACCATATTCAATGAAAAATATGGGAAAATCATTTAATAATTGTGGAGATGAATTATACCAGTCGGAATCATAAACAACAAATGATTGTTTAGTATTAATTGAAGAATTGTTTCTAATATAGACTCCAGTTCCTTCCAAGGAAACAGTCATTTCTGTTGCTTTACATTTATTGAAATTGTTTTTATTGGTCAAATCCACAGATATTTCATTAAATTTATCTGCTTCAAAAACATCTGGTAATGTATTAAGTAATGGTTGTTCCATTGCACGAAGAACATAATCTAATGCATAATTATAGTCAGGATAATGGACAACATCCCCATCCTTATATACAGTATTATAATCTGAAGCATTTCCACCAACATTTATTTCTTGTGTACAATATCTTACATCACCATCAATTAATCTTCCCGCACATTTGATTGTTAATTCTGTTTCATCACTATTCTTTGAAACATTACTAACATATCCTCCAAAGATTTGTTCCATTTCACCATCAGAATTAATCACACTATAATTAATTTCATCACGATAATCAAAAACAAAATTTGTTAATGTTGTTTCATCTTCCCACTCATTATCATATAATATAGTAAATGAGAACTCATCAGCACCAACCTTTTCAGAATCAGAATGATTTGCTGAAAGTAGAGTTAATTTGGCATCTGCACTTAAATCAGAATCTGCTTTATATGTAGTGATTTTTTTAACAAATGCACTCAAAACTTTTAGATGACTATCTATCTGTAATTTAAATTTATGTGTTCCTTGTTTAAGTGAATATTTATAAGTTTTACGAGTTAGCCATTTTGGATTACTCCTTATAGACCAATTCATTAAATTATCATCAATTGTCCACACAATATTATGATAATCCTCATCTGTACTTGTAAATAGAAATCCAATATCATAGTCCCCAGTTTCTGGTGCAGTAAACAGATATTCTACAAAGAAATCATTACTATTGTTACTTTCAATTGTTTCCCATGAATCCCATTTACCATATTTAGCATTAGACATGATAACTGGTGTGCCACTTGACCTTGAAATAAAATCTTGTTCATATTCTACTTCATTATGTCTAATTTCCAATAAAAACTTTTCAGTATAAACATGATCCACAAACCTTTGTGAATCAGTCCATGGTTTTGTATTATGTTTAGCTATACCATGCATTTTAAAAATCACCTAATAATTTTTATTGTTTCTTCTTTAGAATATGCATATTCGATAGCTACACTATCTGGGTCATCATATTCTCTACTTGATTTTAAGAATGGATAGAAAACTGTCCTATCATTCTTATCAATTTTATTTAAATGTATTTCTTTCCTATTTGGTCTTATAATTGATAATCCACAAGTACTATAATCATCATGGATTTCTACATTAATATGTTTGTCAAATAGAACTATGCTGTCCTTTGGTGCTGTTGGTTCTACCATTATTTACTCCTCCACGATTTCTGTTGGGATAACATAACTTACACCTAATTCAAATTTGTTTAAAACAAGACTTGCTGGGTTTTGAGAAGTATTCTTATCATGTTCAAACAATACTCCAAACACAAAACTATTATTTATCACACCAGATAACATATTTAATCCAGTCCATTCCACACCAACAATATTATATCCTTCTTTAGATTGTAATGGTATACTATATCCTTTTTTACCATTATTTACTCCACAATTTATTAATGTTGCACTTGCAGAGCCAATTGTAGGATATAATTTATCTGATTGTGGATTGAATTGTTTTTCCTGCCACCTTGCACTTATCTTAACAATTTTGTAATCGTCTTTACTAAATGAGAAATTAAATGATGACATATTTAATGTATCTGGAGTATTGTAATTGCCTGAAATACCATCAATAGGAGTTACTCCAGATATGCTTTTGTCCCCACAACTGATTGGGAATTTTGGTGTATCTGATAAACTCCATGGTTTGAATGGTTTTGTATTATTTTCATGTGTATTCCTGATTTTTATTGGGGATTTCCATACTGTGATTGGGTCAAGAACTTCCAAGACATATTCTTTAGTACAGCCAATGTAATTTTTATCTCCTTCAAAGGTTATTTTAACATTATATTGTCCTGCGAGTAATCTTATATTCATATAACATAATCCTTGGTCATTAGTGACTCTCTCATAGGTTACTCCATTAACTTTATATGATAATTTTTTACCAATTAATGGGATATTTTCAGAATCAACTAATTTGAATATGTCTTGAGTGTATCTGTACACATAATTTTTCTTTTTAACATCAATAATTTTTGTTGTATCATTATTTACTGTTAAATTAATTATTGGTGATTGGGATTTTGAGAAAAATGCTGTACCATTATATTTTAATTGGAGTTCATGTTCTCCAAGTGTTTTTGCCTGATAATATAATGTTTTTGGATTTTTACCTATTGTTTTGGATAAAACTGGTGTGCCATTATCATATAATGTTACAGGTAAATCATTATGTGATGCTGAAGCTACCAAGTCCACAGTTCTATCAACATGACAAGTGTATTTTGATGTTTCTGTAGGGTATGTATCAAATAATAATGAAACATTTGTATTTACTGATGGAACAGTAATTTTTTGTAAATAATTATATGCTTGATATACATCATCACCATCATATTTTACACTTATGTCATAATCTCCAGATTTTGGAAACTTGATAATTCTTGATTCACCAGAACCCATCTCAAACGAACCAACATTTGGTATGTTTAACATAAGTTTGCCAGTAAAGTCATAATTCTTATTTACTTTTAATTCACAAGACCCATCATCAGATTCAACAATAAGTACATCATCAGACAAAGTAATATTTTCACCAATACTCAACAAATCCTCGCCAAAACCACTTAAATCAGGGTCGATTACACATAAAGTATACTCCTTACTTTCAGAACTTGAATATGTTAAATTCCCCATAGATTTAGCTTTAATATTATATAATCCTTGTTTTTTGAAATTTAATGGATAACGAGTAGAATCTGATTCTGTAACTAACTCTCCAATATATTTATTATTAGCATATATTTCCACCCTCATATCATTAATTATTGTTGGAAGTGACTCATTACTTGTCTGATAAACCTTAACTAACATATAATCAGTAGAACTATTGATTGGTACAATAAGGTTAGGTATGGTTAATTCTGTAATAGATTCAGTTACAATAGAATTAAAATAACAATTATTACTTTTAGATTCGCTGAAATGGAGTTCTGGGATAAATCTTGCAGAAGCAACATAATTCTGATTTCCCTCAACAACAAAATTATAAATCCATTCATATTCATCATCAGAAGATAATGATGGTGTTGGGTCTACATATACGGATTCATCATTAACAATAAATTCAACACGACCAATAGGTTTTCCATCAACAAAACCTTGACTAATACCATTAATGTCCTTAACATTAGCTACAAGCATTACTTCATAACCACTATTAAATTGTGATTCAACAATTCCTTCACTGGTGCGAGTTTCTAATTCAATAGTAGTAATTACATCATAAAGGTAAACTGCCCTTTTTCCACGATTGCCATCATATATGATTATGTTATCTGGTGTAAGTAATCCTTCACATTCAACAGTATTATATTTATCATTAATCATCAAATCCACATTTTCATGTTGGCATTCAATAAATGGGTGTCCTCTCCACATAGTCCATAATGTTTGACCAAATTTGACAGAAATTTTATCATCATTATAGGATTCAATTTCAAAATCATTAAAATCATCTAAACGAACCATATTAGTATAAACATAATTATTTGTTGATGCATCATAAACATAAAATGAAACAGTACCAAACAACCTATCAAAACCAACTTTTATCAAATTATTTGAAAGGTATAATGTTGAATTGTAATTTTCAACAAACATTACACTTGAACCACCGCTTGTTTGAAGGTCTACACCACCCTTATATTGTTGGAAACCATCAACAAGATAATATATGTTAGAAGTGTCCTCATCAATAGTATAATAATATAATATTCCTTCCTCTGATTTACGATAGAATAATAAATTTTTACTCGGTAATGGGAATGGAGAAACAACTAAATTATTATAAAAATTACTATATGGATTCGCTAAAATATTTTCATATGATTCAACATCTAAATGAGCGGTGAAATTAGGTTCAATAAGTCCAACATCATTATTATCAAAACAAACATCAATAATGTATTCACCAGAAGCCAATTCGATATCTTTTTCAACAATTTCTAAACCATTAGCACCTGATTCAGTAATAGTTACATAATCCCTGTCAAAATGGAAATTAGTTGAGGATTTAAATACTCCATCAAATGGTTCTTCCCAGTCAAGTTTAATTCTCTTATTAAAGACATTGAGTATACGACCATTCTTATAAACAACACAATTTGCATTACATTGATTAACAACTTTTCCTCTTTCATCAAAACAAGTAAAATCATATAATGTATATTCCAAAACATTCTTTCCAGAATTATTATCAATAATAGTGTAAACTATGCTATTTTGTTTATAATCATTAGATTCATCAGTAGGATCGGATGGCAAAACACAATCCCAGTAATATGTAACATCACAAATATCTTTTAAAGCCCATTTATTCCTAATATGTAATGCTTCACCAGTACTACAGTTAATCTCATTAATCCTATTATTAACCAAATCATGACTAATTTGACCAGAACCAAATAATTCAAAATAATTAATTAATGAATCTCCCTTATTTATAGTGTTAATTAAATCATATGGGAGATTAGTTTCACATAACCTTGCACCAAGGATTATTGATGCCTTACCAAAATATTTTCTTGTTAAATATTCTACGTCAATTTCACCTTTGTAAACCCATGAATTAACTCTCTCAATATTACTTATTGCTTGAATATCAACCCACCCACGATGATTCAAAACATCATCATCACTACATGAAGGACATAATTCAATAGAAACAGGTCTATCCATCTTTGTGAAACCTTCTAATGTTTTCCAATGATTTGGTGGTAAATATATGCTTAAAGACAATTCATCTTCCCATATTCCAGTTTTGGAAACATATTTACGATTTTGATAAGTTCCTTTTTTAACTGGGTTTTTAAATGAGAATTTTGGATTATGGTGACTATATGGAACTTTTAATGGACCAATATGTTTAACTCTTTTTTCAAAGAAAACTTTAAGGGCAGACATTGAACTATTCCATTTACCAAAACCTTCTTTTGTTTTGCATTTAAAAAAGAATCCTCCACCATCACATTCTACTGCAATATTTGGAGTATTCACAGTTAATATTTTATGTGCAAATTCCAAATCCACTCCCTTTTCAGGTCCAACTCTAAAGTTAAATACATATTTTTCTGAATTAGTGTAATGATCAGAGCTGTTATTGTTTGAAAAGAATGTATGGAATTGATAATCTCCCTCATTCCATGAGATATGCATAAATTCTCCTAATAATACAAAATTTAATTTACCAGTGAATTCATTAGGATTATTAATTTTAATATCTAATTGTAGAGTTTTTTTATCAGCAGATAAGTGTTGATTAACTAATTTCATGCCTAATAATCCACCAACATTCTCTTGGAATTGGTACTCTGGGAATTTCATGTATTTGTCTGTTTCAGGGTCATAACATTTAAGGAGAACAGGATAAACCCAATCATTACTTTCCAATTCATAAGTGTCCAAATCATATATCCAATATTCAATATGGAATGTTTCTGCAGGAGCAATTTCACCACTCCAATTTCTACTGAATACTGGACACCTTATTTGTGCATTGTTTCTATATTCATTATAATAAGCATCTACTACTTTAACATAATATACTGCAACTTGTGAATCATGGGTTGCTTTAATTAATCCAACTTCCTCATTATCAAAGGGTTCGCCAACCACCATTAACTTATAATGGAAATAATCTGTAGACTTGTCGATTTTTGGAGTAACATACCAATGATATGTATTTTGGTTAATTTTCTCTACTCTTCCAGCACTAACCTCATAATCGTCCAATTTATAATTATCTGGGAAATATAATACAACAAGTTGTTCTGTGGGACTTAAACCATTAGTAGTACGGATATAACAATAACTGCTAAAAACTTCACCCATATGCACCTCATGTGGTTCATCAGGCGTACTCCATGTTTCTACTCTTCCCTTTTTGTTAGGTTCAGTCATACTAACATTATATGTTGCAACATCATAATCTATTTCAATATAAACATAATCTAAATATATTGCACCAACATTGGGGCTTACATTTGGAGTATATGCTAATGTAACACCAAAATCATTCTTATTAACTTCTGCAACAGTAAGTTTTGTTGATAAATCCATGAAATAACGGCTTTTCTTCAACAAATTTTTTTTAACATCAAAATCACTTGTT